ATTGAACAGGATATGGCTCCATTTGGATTTATTTTAAATGGTGTAGATGATGAAGGTGGATTTGTAGATTCAAATGGAGATCGTTGGTATTCTGATGAGTATGGTGATAGATCTTATATGTGGGATTACCGCTAATGGATATAGACGACCAAATAAATCTAGAACATTTACTGTTTAAAGAAAGGACGTGTCGTATTTGTGGCGAGAAAAAAGACTTGATAAATGATTTTTATCTCACAAGAAAGAGTAGAAAAGGATTTCCATCATCATATTCATATGAGTGTAAAGAGTGTACTATATCACGAACAACTAGGAACAGAAATATAAAAAAATCTGTTGGATGGGAATATCCTGACTGGTAAGGTATGCTCATGCATGGCTTCCCCATTTAAAATAATCATTTTAATAAATATTTCTAGAATAATTCTGGACTTGTAGGAGAGTATTAAGATGCCACTAAATTTAGCATCTCCTGGAATTGTAGTACGAGAAGTTGATTTAACAGCAGGTAGAGTCGATCCAACCTCCGATAAAATTGGTGCTATTGTATCACCATTTGCAAAGGGTCCTGTTGAAGAACCAATTCTGGTAGGCAATGAGCAGGAGCTTTTAGCGAATTTCGGAAATCCATACGCTATCGATAAGCATTACGAGAACTGGTTAACAGCTTCTTCATACTTAGCATATGGTGGTTCTTTAAGGGTTGTAAGAAGTGATAACGCTTCTTTAAAAAACGCTTTTGTAGGATCTGCATCAAGCATCAAGATCAAAAGTTATGAAGATTATGTAAATCTTGGATACGATGAGAATACCATCAGTGGCGTAACAATTGCCGCAAGAAATCCAGGATCTTGGGCAAATGGAATCAAAGTAGCAGTTATTGACGGCAAAGCAGACCAAATCCTGAGTGGAGTTGGAACTGGAGTCGCAGCTGGAGTAAGCATTGCAGTTGGAATGGGTGTTACCCAGGCAATCTCTGCAACTCTTCCTGGTGCTGGAACAACCAGTGTTTTAGATGGTTACTTAAAAGGTGTAGTTACAGACAAAGGAACCAACTACATTTCTGTAAAGGTTGTCAGTCACGTATCGGCAGCAGGAACAGAAACTGCAGTTGATTATCAGCAAAGTGGAATTTATGCATTCTCTTCTGCTGGATCTGTTGCTATTCACACAGCAGGTAGTTCAACCTCGTTTGGTACAACTTCATATACTGCTAGACAAGATTGGTTCGATCAACAAACCATCACTCTAACCAATTCAACAGTAAATTGGAATAGTCTCGCAGATCGTCCTGGTACTTCTGCATATGCTGCAGCAAGAAATTCAAGATTTGACGAAGTTCACGTTGTAGTATTCGACGACAACGGTTCTATCACTGGAAACGCTGGTACAATTCTTGAGAAGCATACATCACTTTCAAAAGCAACTGATTCTGAGTTTTCTGTAGGAAGTCCTTCTTACTGGAGAAAGTATCTATCAGAAAATTCTTCATATATCTTTGCTGGTGGAGCTCCTTCTGGAATCACCACAACTTCTAACTTTGGTTCATCATTCACTCTAGTATCCGATACCTCTTGGGACCAGGCAACTTCTGGAATCACATTTGGTGCATCTGGTGCAGCGACTTATACTCTTGCAAATGGACTTAACTACGAAGGGAAAGTTGGTTTAACAACCGCTGGTGGTCTAACATCAACACTTTCAGATCTGTCTACTGGTTATAGTTTATTTGAAAATACTGAAGAGTATGATGTAGATTTCCTACTCATGGGTTCTGCAGGTTATGATAAAGAAATTGCACAGGCTCTAGCAAGTAAGTTAATCAGTGTTGCTGATTTGAGAAAGGATGCTATTGCATTCATCTCACCATACAGAGGAGGTCTCTTAACTGAGTCATCCACAGATTCATACACACTGAAGGATGCAGCAACTATTACTGATAACTTAGTCAGTTACTATTCAGCGATTCCATCGTCGTCTTATGCAGTATTCGATAGCGGATACAAGTATATGTACGATAGATTTTCTAATACTTTCAGATATATTCCACTGAACGGAGACATCGCTGGTCTGTGTGCTAGAAATGATACCGTTAACTTCCCATGGTTCTCACCAGCAGGAACAACTAGAGGTGCTATCCTAAATGCAGTAAAACTTGCATATAATCCAACAAAAGCACAAAGAGATCGTTTGTATTCAGAGAGAATCAACCCTGTTGTATTCTCCCCTGGTTCTGGAATCATCTTGTTCGGTGATAAGACTGGACTTGCTAAGGCATCTGCATTCGACAGAATCAACGTTCGTAGATTGTTTGTCTACATTGAAGATGCTATTCAGGCAGCAGCAAAAGATGTAATGTTTGAATTCAATGATCCTCTAACTAGAAGTGGATTCATCAATACTGTTGAACCATTCCTAAGAGATGTTCAGGCGAAGAGAGGAATTCAAGATTTCCGTGTTATTTGTGATGAAACTAACAACACAGCAGCAGTGATTGATAGTAATGAATTTGTTGCTGATATTTACATCAAACCAAATAGATCAATTAACTTCATTGGACTGACTTTCGTGGCCACCAGAACTGGTGTGTCATTTGAAGAAGTAATTGGTAACGTTTAATTCAAAAGAGGTAAAATCCAATGACAACTTTACGTACAATTACAGGATTTAAATCCGCACTTGCTGGGGGCGGCGCTAGACCCAATCTATTTGAAGTTTCAATTCCTTCATTCCCAACTGCTGCTGGGACTAGCACCTGGTCAACAACTGGTGATGCTAATGAAGCTGGTTTGTTTAAGTTCTTATGCAAAGCTGCTGCATTACCAGCATCCAACGTTGCTCCAGTAGACGTTCCTTTTAGAGGACGTATTCTAAAAGTTGCTGGCGAAAGAACGTTTGATACCTGGACAGTTACAGTTATTAACGATGAAAACTTCAAGATTAGAACTGCTTTTGAAAAGTGGATGAACGGAATCAGCAAGTTGGATAACGCAACTGGTGCTTCCAATCCTTCTTCCTATATGGCGGATGCATTTGTCTATCAACTTGGTAGAGGTGCTGGAACAATTGAATCTACAACAAACAGCACTAGTGCAAATGGAACTAATGTTCAAGCACTAAGAACATACAAGTTCTTTGATATTTTCCCAACCAATATCTCCCAGATTGATCTTTCATATGATACCACAGATACTCTTGAAGAGTATACTGTTGAATTCCAAGTTCAATACTGGACTGCTGGTGCTTCATCTAATGGCGAAACAACTGACGTTACTATTAGTTGATAAATAGTCAATAACAGTTAAAACAATTATAAAATGGCGAAACTTTTTGGGTTTTCTATTGATGCATCAGAAGAAAAGTCCAAGTCAATAATATCCCCCGTCCCCCCTAACAACGAGGACGGGGTTGATAATTTTATTGCTAGTGGATTTTATGGGCAGTATGTAGATATTGAAGGTGTCTATAGAACAGAACATGATCTAATTAAAAGATATCGCGAAATGGCGTTACACCCCGAGTGTGATAACGCCATTGAAGATGTTGTTAATGAAGCAATTATTAGTGACCTATATGATTCACCAGTTGAAATTGAATTATCAAATTTGAATGCTAGTGATAAAATAAAAAATATTATAAGAAACGAATTTAGATATCTCAAAGAACTTTTAGACTTCGATAAGAAGTCGCACGAAATTTTTAGAAATTGGTATGTTGATGGAAGACTATATTATCACAAAGTAATTGACCTCAAGAAACCAGAAAGAGGAATTCAAGAACTGAGATATATCGACCCCATGAAAATGAGGTTTGTTCGTCAAGAAAAGAAAACTCCAAAGAATCAACAAATTGATTTAGGTAGAGTTGACGAAAACAGCAAAACATTTTATCCAGAAATTGAAGAATACTTCATCTATACCCCAAAACCAAATTATCCATTAGGAATGGTATCTGGTTCTGGTGGACAAAAAGGAGTCAGAATTGCTAAGGATGCAATCACTTATTGCACTTCTGGATTAGTTGATAGAAATAAGGGAACTGTTCTTTCATATCTCCATAAGGCAATTAAGTCTCTCAATCAACTCAGAATGATTGAGGATTCTTTGGTCATTTATCGTTTGTCCAGAGCACCAGAGCGTAGAATTTTCTATATTGACGTTGGTAATCTTCCCAAAGTAAAAGCGGAACAATATCTACGTGATGTAATGTCTCGTTATAGAAATAAGCTAGTCTATAACGCAGATACTGGTGAAGTTCTTGATGATCGTAAATTTATGTCCATGCTTGAAGACTTCTGGTTACCTAGAAGAGAAGGTGGTCGTGGTACAGAAATCACCACACTTCCTGGTGGACAAAACTTAGGTGAACTTGCGGATATTGAATATTTCCAAAAGAAACTTTATAGAGCACTCGGAGTTCCAGAGGCCAGAATTGCGAA